GATTCAGGCGCAGAACTACGACAACTCCAACACCAATAGCCAGATTGACGCGCAAATCAAGGCTTTTGACTCTGAGACCAAGAGAATTGACACTCAGATCAAAGCAGAGCAGGCAGGCGCAAGAATCAACCTTGATAACACCTCAGCCCTTAGTAAGCAGGTGGATACGCAGATCAAGGTGGCTGAAGCGATGGTTCCACCGTTTATGAGGCAATAACATGGCTGAATCAGCACTGCGCGATATATTCCAAATAAGGCCAGCGCAACAGAATCGAGAAACTCCGTACATTGATTTATTGAAGCAGCACAAAGAAAAGGACTTTGTAAACAGGATATTGAACCCTAGTATTGCTCCTGCTGGAATTCCGTGGGAAGGAGGCAGTGTTGCCAGCCATCAAATGGCGGCAGAAGTAGACGAAAACGGCAATTGGTATGTATTTCCAACAATAGTTAACCAAGGCGGCAAGTTGGTATCGATGCCACTTTACGATGCCTTTGATTACGCTAGGGAAACTGGCGAGTATATTCCAATGCCAGACATGGACTCTGCAATAAATTTCTCAGAGAACTACAAGACCAAAGCCATGCAGGACTGGTTTACCAGACCGGTTTATCGTCCGCAGCCTCAACAACAGCCCAGCAACCCGTCAGCACTCAGAGGGTTAGTCCCTAGACCGCAAGAGATTGTTGCTCCTACACGCTCATGGAATCCGCTTAACCCAGCTTTCCGCGACACTGTTTCAAGTGCAATGTCGAACCTATTGGGGTCAAGCAACATCGCTGGCCGCGAAGGTTATGACCGATCACGCTATGCGGATATGCTGACAGGCTCGGTGGACTTTGTTCCCGGAGTTAGCGAGGCCGCTGGTATTGGTGATGTTCGCAGAGAGGTGAGCCAAGGCAACTACCCTGGCGCTGCTTTGGCCGGTGTTGCGACTGCTTTTGGTGTGGCGCCTGTTATTGGAGATGCGGCGGCTAAGGCTGTTCGTGGCTTGGATATGTCTCAGGCTGCAAGGATGCAGAGGGCAGACGAAATGGAGCATTTGCCAGAGACGGTATATCACGGCACTGCTGCGGATATTGAATCTTTCAGGCCTGCAACGTATGGCGGCAGCGTAACCAAGGCAAGAAGCGCAAGAATGGGTACATGGTTTAGCGACAACCCAAATGTGTCGGCCGGATATGCGAGACTTGCAGCCGAGGACGCTCCGGTTCAGAGATTGATTGATAAAGCAGATGAGGCCGGAAGAAAGGGGAATTTTGATCTTCAGGAAAAATTATATCTTGAGGCAGAGCAGCTTGAGCTTAGTGGATCATTGCAAGGCGGTGGTGGGCAAAATATCATCCCAGCAAGAATAAGGGGCAAGATGTTTGAGGTTGACGCAGAAGGCGCAACCATGTCTGACCTTGATGATTCGCAGCTTTATCAGTGGGCGCAAGAAGCTAAAAGCAAAGGCTATGACGGGCTGAAAATAAAGAATTTTTCTGATAATGCTGACTATGGGGAATACTTGCCCGCAACGCATTATCTTGTTTTTGACCCCGCCAACATCCGCTCAATCAATGCAGCCTTTGACCCAGCAAAGCGTGATTCCGCTAACCTCATGGCGGGCGTGGGCGGCGTTTTAGCTGGTGGCTCCGCTTTGAGAGCATTGCTACCGCAAGAGCAGGAAAGACAGCCAGATTGACAAATCTCGCCAAATAGTGGCAGGATAAGCTAAGGCACTCGGCCTACTCCGAGGCGTAGTAAAGAGTACACGACTCCTTTCGTGGCAAATTACCTATAGGGGCAATCATGAGCAATCTGCAACCAGATGACGGCGGCTATTTGATCGAGCAAGAGGAGATCGAGGAGACGCTAGAAGCTGAAGATCAGGAAATGGCGCAGGAGGAAACTCCCGATCCTGATTCGGAATCAGACACCGATAGTGCTAACTCGGCGCACGATAAACCTGTCGAGTTTACTGAGGAACAGCAGCGAATATTCAATGAAGCTGTCGGGAAGAAGGTATTTAAGCTCCGTGAAAAAGAGCGAGAAGCCGAAGCCTTACGCAAGCGTCTTGAAGAACTCGAAAGGCAAGTTCCCCAGCAAGGACGGCCCGTAGTCCCGGAAGCTCCAGACCCGTTTGCGCTCTCTGACACAGAGTACAGACAGAAACTGGTGGCGAGGGATCAGGCCATCCGCGAAGCTACTGCATGGGAAGCCCAGCAACAGGCACTGCAATGGCAGCGCCAGCAGGCTGAAATGGAGCAGCAACGCAGACAGCAGGAGAGGCAGCAAGAAGAAGTCAAAGCCTACGCAGAGCGAGCCAGAAAACTTGGTGTAGCTGCCGAGGAACTTCAGGAGGCTGGAACTCTGGTTGCAGGATACGGGATTGACCCAGCACTGGTGGAAATGATTCTCGCCGATGACCACGGGCCACTTCTGACTAAGTATCTTGCCCGGAACCAGTTGGAACTTGAGCGACTTGTGCAGATGCCAGTGACCACGGCGGCTGTGAGACTAGCGACCGAACTTAAAGCCAAAGCTGTTGCCATGAAACCCAAGGTAACTAAAACGCCTGATCCGCTGAACCAGCCTCGAAACGCTGGGATCAGCCCGAAGCCGAAAGGTCCGGCAGGTGCCACTTTTGAATAGGAGATGCCAACATGGCTAATAATCTTAGTAGTAACATAACCCGTAAAGTCGCTCGTGTATTCTTGGATAAGTTTGAGTCCAGCCGTGTTCTGACACGCACTGTTGACACTCAGCTTCTGAGCAATCAGTTCAATCCGTCCACCGGCTCCACTGTCGACTTCAAGCGTCCTACGGACTACAAGTCCATCCGTACCGCTGGCGGTGACATTTCCGCGTCCACCAAGTCTGACATCATTGCCGGTAAGGCATCTGGTGTGGTTCAGGACTACTTCACTGTCGCAACTGAGTGGACGAACATTGAAGAAGCTCTGGAACTGGATCAGCTTGAGGACATTCTGGCCCCGATGGCTACCCGTCTGGTGACCGATCTGGAACTCGACCTGTCCAGCTATATGCTGAAGAACTGCAACCTGAAGTACGGCTCTCCGGGCACTGCAATCGATGCCTGGTCTGACGTTGCTGGTGCTGCTGCTTTCATGCAGAGCATGGGCGTACCGATGGAAGGCGAGAAATACTACGTTGTTAACCCCTTCGTAGCAGCAACTCTGGCCTCTGCCCAGACTGGTCTGCACGCTGGCGACAAGCTGGTGATGACCGCATGGGAAAAGAGCCAGATTAGCCCGAACTTCGCTGGCCTTCGCGCTCTGACCTCTAACGCTCTGGCAAGCTACACTTCAGGCACTGCCTCTGACCGCGCTGGTACTCTGTCGGCCAACCCGACTGTGACTTATGTGGCTCACAAGGACACCATGAAGCAGACGCTGGCTGTGACTGGCTTCAGTGCTAACGCTACCGTGAAGGCAGGCGAAATCCTGACTATCACTGGTCGCAACCGCCTGAACCTGTCTACCCGCACTCAGATCGTAGATGGTGCTGGTGCTGCCATCATCTTCTGCGGCGTGGTAACTGCTGACGTTACTCTTGATGCCTCTGGTGCTGGTAACCTGGTAGTCGCTGGCGCGGCAATCTACGAAGCGAACGGCCAGTACAACACTGTCGCCTCCGCTCCGGTTAGCGGTGACGTAGTAACCCTGCTGGGTTCTGCTTCTACCGTGTACCAGCCTGCAATGTTCTACCACAAGCAGGCATTCGGCCTTGGCACTGTGAAGCTGCCGAAGCTGTACATGACTGACACGGTAGCAACAACTCAGGATGGCATGAGCATCCGCGTCACCAAGTACTCTGACGGTGATGCGAACACCCAGAAGATTCGTTTCGACCTTCTGCCTGCTTACGCTACGTTTAATCCATTCATGGCGGGCCAAGCCTTCGGCGTGGCGTAATGCTATAATGATAATGCGCCGGGGACTAATTACCCCCTTGAGCTAGACTTCCCACCTAGCGAAGGCGCATTAACTTAATCGGGAAGCCGATGCAGAATCAATCATGGCAAAAGCTAAAGACCCGCGACTTGAACGAGCTGGCGTAGAGGGCTATAACCGCCCCAAGCGCACTCCGAACCATCCGACGAAATCACATATCGTGGTCGCTAAAGAAGGCGATCAGATCAAGACAATCCGATTCGGCCAGCAGGGAGTGAGCGGCTCTCCTCCCAGAAAAGGCGAATCCGAAGCAGACAAGAATCGCAGAGCATCATTCATGGCTCGACACGCTAAAAACATCGAAAAAGGCAAAATGTCAGCGGCATTTTGGGCCGCCAAGGAAAAGTGGTGATGAATATCTGGGTCAAGCCTAACGGCACTGAGATCGCAGTAAACAAAGAAAGCGAACAGGCTGCCATTGCTCTTGGCTGGGTGCCTAAAGAGGCCAAGCCTGAGCCTGAGACGCGCAAGAAACGCCTTCCTCGACAAAAGGACTAAGCCATGAAAGGTCTATACGCAAACATCCACGCTAAGCGTGAGCGAATCAAAGCTGGCTCTGGCGAGAGAATGCGTAAGGCTGGCAGCAAGGGCGCTCCAACTGCAAAAGCATTCAAGCAGGCCGCTAAGACTGAGAAGAAGCCGAGGTTTGAATAATGGCTACCGTTGCTCAAGTTGCGAAAGCGTCACTCCAAAGAATCCTCGTTCAAGCCTCTGAAGCTCCATTAGAGGCAGATGAATATCAGGATTTCATCTTCGCCATGAACAACTATATGTTGTCTCTGGACGCGCAGGGTATCCACCTTGGATATACGCAAGTCTCCGACCTTGCCGATCAGGTGACGGTGCCGGTCGGTGCTTTGCGTGGCGTGATCGCAAACGTGGCGATTGAGGTGGCTCCCGACTACGGCGGCGTGGTGACAGATGCCCTGGTGCTCCAAGCTAGAGAGGGTCTACAGGCGATGCGAATGCTTGGTCAGACCATAGGCGCAACCCGTATGCCTTCCACGCTGCCTATCGGCTCTGGCAACAGCGATTCTGGGTATGGCTGGACATGGAACTTCTACCCCGACAGTGAGGAGTCGATCCTAGCTGAAACAATCGGAACGATTGCATTGGAGAATCAGACAAATGGTTGATCGCGCCTATGGTGTAAAGCAGAGCGACTTCACGGCCCAGACCAGTATCTTGTCAGGCTCTTACCTTGGCTTCTTTGCCAATGGTTACAACTACAAAATCTCCTATGACAACTTCCTTGGCGGCCTTGGTGTCACGGGGACGATTGCCCAGGATGGTGCTGTATCAGGCACTCCGGTTCTGGACATTCAGGGTACGGATAATTTCATCCGAAACATCGAGGATGGCGCTGGTATTGTCACCAACGTCTCCCCTGATAACGGCATCGAGATCGCTCACAACTTCTCGGTCAACACGACTGGCGAACCTTTGATGCAGAACATTGCGGCGGCCAGCCCTACGTTTGTTTCTCTGGTAGGCGGGACGGGGATTGCTGTAGCAACAAGCGGGCAAACGATTGAGATCAGCTCCACCAGCGAGGCTACTTACGCCTCTGTCTCTGTGGAGGGCAATGCCACAACGACAACGATTAGTTCAACTGCCACTCCGGTTAAGGCTGTGGCGACATTTGTTGTGGGAGATGTGTCAGCAGGATTTACAGCCAGCACTAATGGCCGGATCACCTACACAGGCCAGACCAGCAGACACATTGCCAACGCGATTGTGACCCTAAACGTATCATCTGGCAGCAACCATGCCATTTCTGTTTACATCGCCAAGAACGGTACAGTGGCATCCACCAAGATGACAGATACCATTTCCGCAGGTGCGCCAAGGGCAATAGCGACATTCTTTAGCGGTACGCTAAACCAAAACGATTACCTTGAAATTTTTGTGCAAAATGGCTCTACAACTGACAGCGTGATTGCCGTGAACGCTGTATTGAGCGTCCTCTGATGCCTGTATCTCAACTGCCGATTACAAATGGATTCTATGTATCCAATTCCTTGCCGATCTCGGCGCAGGAATGCACGAATTGGTATGTTGTTGTTGAGGGCGCTCCGGCGCTGGCTCAGGAGACGCTTAGAGGAACTCCGGGCATTGAGCAAGTAGAGACCAGCGGTGTTGTGCTGCAAGCTAACAGAGGCGCTCATACAATGGCTGGCGTCCCCTATTTTGTGAACGGGGGCAAACTTTACCGGCTGGATCAAACAGCGACCGTCCCTGCTGAGGTTTATGACCTCGTTGAGTTGGGAACTATCGCTGGGACTGCGCGAGTATCAATGGCTGATAACGGCACTCAATTGATGGTTCTTGTGCCTGGTGGCAATGGGTACATCTATAACCACGTTACCGACACTTTCTCCCAGATCACAGACCTCGACTTCGATGCCAACGGGAACCCTCAGTTTGTGGTGTTCGTGGATGGCTACTTTGTCTGTTCGACGGATACTAAGAAATTCATCGTATCAGCTATAAACGATGGCCTAAGCTGGAATGCCCTCGACTATGGTACGGCAGAATCCGATCCTGATGTGATCGTGGCTCCCATCGTGTTCAAGAATCAGTTGTTTATCTCAGGGAGCCAGACCTTTGAGGCCTTCCAGAATATCGGCGGCTCTGATTTTCCTTTCCAGCGAACCGGCTTGTTTTTGGATAAAGGCGTTTTCGCTCCTTACTCGCTAATCACAACCCAAGACACCTTCATGTGGGTCGGTGGCGGGATCAATGAATCTCCGTCTATCTGGGCTTTTGCTGGCAACTCCACGCAGAAAATATCCTCGGTGGCGATAGACTTTATTCTCAAGTCTCTGACCAATGACCAATTGGCGAATATCTATTCATGGGCCTACAGTCAGAATGGCGCGTATTTCGTTGCGTTTGCGCTGCCTAACTCGACGCTGGTTTATGACCACGCCTCAAAGCGATGGCACGAGCGAAAGTCCTACTATGATAACCAGCTTTTCGGGTATCGCATTTCTGGTATGACGCAAGCCTATAACCACGTTTTCTGCGGCGATCAGATTGACGGGCGCATTGGCAAGATCAACCCCGATCTGTTTACAGAGTACGGAAACAACATCATCCGCACCGTTGCTACACAGCCTTTTCAAAACAATATGCAGTCAATCTTCGTGCCGTCGATTGAACTCACAGTGGAATCAGGCGTCGGGAATACTGATTCCGTTGATCCGGTGATTGCGATGGATAGAAGCAATGACGGTAAAACGTGGTCGGATCAAAGACTGAGGAAGATCGGCAAGGTCGGTGAATATAATCGTCGCGCTATCTGGAGGCGCAATGGCAGAGCGAGTCGGTTTGAAGTGTTCCGATTCACGCTTAGCGATCCGGTCAAGCCAGTGATTATCCAACTGACCGCCGACATTATCCCTGGTGCCAAATGAGTACAACACCACGCTTGAATGCCGCACAACCTATCATCGAGGCCAATGGCACGATGACTCAGGT